ATTAAATTGGATTAGTGTGTTAGGACTAAAACTACCTTGAACGTTGTTTAAGTGAAAGTTTGATACTTCGCTTTCTATCTCACACCATTGTAAGCATCCTGTATAGTCTGGACTTGAATAATATTTGTATCCAGCTCTGTAAGGCTTTACATATATAATCTCTATGTTTTCATTACTACAACCAAATGCTGGTATTCTTTTTAGTTCTGTTCTTGGTTTTACATTTGCCCAATCATCAGAATAAAAATATCCTTCTATCTCTCCTTTTTCGTTACACTTCTCAGCTCTTAAGTTTTCTACTGGTATATGAGCAACTTGTGCGATAGTCTTTCTGTCCTTTGAGTAGATTACTTGCATTGCACATTGACCCATTAGCTTTAAATCAAAACAAAGCTTTTGTACACAGTCTTTGTGAAACATTGTAATCATTTTAGCGTATTGCTCTGGTCTTCTACTTGAATCAGAAGCATCTAAGCCAAGTCCGTATATTTGTTGGCTAATAGCGTTTATAATAGCGTTGTTTGTTGGACTATTCTCATAGTTAGAGATTAAGTGTCCAAAGAAATTATTATCACTACCATAAGCCACCCATTGCTTATTAGACTTCTCTACAATCTCTGGGCTTGTGTAACTACTTAAATTTACAATTCTTAAATCGTTCATATTATAATATAATCGTTATCAAAACTATCCTCTGAGGTATATTCTCCATCATTTACAGAATAGTAATCGTTGTTTACTTGGTTTACTGTTTGGTCTGTACAGAATACTCTATCCTTGTATATTACAACAGTCCCATCCTTTATTTCAAGAGTATAAAAATCTCCTTCTGTCAAAGTACCAAAGGCAATAGTGAAAGTCATATAATTACCATCAGTTGAAGCTGTAGGACTTACGTTTATATCAGCACCTGTGCTTTCACTTGTAAGTTTCACATTAATTGAACCATTAATAAATTGTCTTGGGATTACCTTAAAAGTCTTATCTCCGTTTGTTCCTATTAACTTCATACTAATATATAAACAAAACTAAATTATTTTGTATTGTATATAAATAAAAAAAGCCCTCCCAAAAGGAAAGGCTAATTTTAAATATAAATAAACTACTAAGCTGGGTCGATAGAAGCTGTAGCACTTACATCTGGAACAGTACAGAAGAATGGAGGATTAACTTCCATAGCTACTGCTGTTAGTGTAAATCCTTGTAAATCTCCAGCTGCTGCACCAGAAACGATAGTCCCTCCTGTGATTTCAGCACCATTGTCTTTACCTATTAGTAAATACTTAGTTACTCCAGCACCATTTGGATATAGTTCAGCTACATATTGAGCTCTTCCTCTATTAAGAAGTTTAATCTCCTCTTGAGTCGCTACATCTAATATTTGAAAAGTAGCATTTAATGTACTTTCATAGTATGTAGTTCCGTTCTCTCTACTCGAAACCACAGTTGTCTCTAAAGATGTTTGACCACCTTTTACTTCAAACTTGAAGAATTCAGCAGACCCATCACTTGGTAATGTTACAGTTCCACTACTGTCTGTCAAAGCAGCGATAGCAGCACTATAGTCTAAGATGTAAATATTTTTAATTCCAGCAAAGGCAGTCTTACATCCTACCCCTCTACCTTTTGTTATTGCACAAGCCATATTATTTTAGTTTTAAATAAAAAAGGGTAGGCAGTTCTTGCCCACCCCTTAATATCAGTTAGTTAGTAATTAAGAATAGTAAACGATATCTGAACCGATTCCGATTTGTACCCCAGCTGTGTAACGCATAACTACACGCACATTCTGAGACCCATCAGTTTCTGACATATCAATTACTCTTACCTCGTTTCTGTCATCTAATAGACCTGTTCCGAAGAATAAGTTAGACTTCTGAGCCAATACAGCTTTGTTGTCTCCTAATCCTTGTGCTACAAAGATATTGATTCCTTCAAAAGTCAATTGACCTCCGTTGTACCAAGTTGTTCCTTTAGAGTCTACACCATTACCACCTAATCCAGCAGTTCCGAATCCTCCTAAAGAACGAATGTAAGCTCTTGCGATGTTGTTAGAGATGTAAAGAGTTAAATCTTCTTTCCCTAATACAGCAGCATCAGCAGCATCTACGATTTTTCCTAATTCTGCGATTACGTTAGCAGCATCTACAGTAGCAGCAGCAACGTCTACAACAGTTGCATCAGCACCTAATAGAGTTGAGAATCCATCAAAAGACCCTTCTCCAGCAGCACCACTCCAGATTGAAGTTTCAGTAGCGTTAGCAACCTCAGCAGCAACTCTTGAAATTACATAGTCAGAGAATAATGGAGGTAGTTCGTCAAAAGCACTAAAGCCCATTTGAGCAGCTTCCCAGTCAGCGTGAAGCTCTTTCTTACAGATTTGTAAGTTTACTTGTAGTTCAGATGGTGTTAATACTTTTTCAGTCAAAGTAAGTCCAGATGTTGTAGAATCGAAATCACAATCAGCAGAACGTACTATGTTTGAGAAAGTCCCTACTTTCATAGCAGCCTTGTACTTGATGTTTGGTAAAATTGATACAGCTCCAGAATCTAAAGTTGAAGCAGACAATAGGGCAGCACCTAAGTACTTCCCAGCAAATTCTCCAGCGTATGAGGAGTTTGTAATAGTTGGATTTGGCATTTTATTTAATTTTAGTTGTTAATTATTTTGTTTAATACTCTGTCAAAAGTTGAAGGCTTGCGATTTTGTGCAAACTTAAAACTTGGTTTGTTTGTTGAGTCAGCTTCTGGATTAGCCATAATAGGCTCAGCACTTGGCTCGTTTAATTCTTCTTGCACCTCTTTTGGTACTTCGTTTAATTCGTGCTTAGATAATTCCTCTGTAATAAGGTTTCCTAAGTCTTCAGAACTCATTTCTTCTTTAGGCTCTAACATAGCTTTGATTTCTTTAATCATTTCTTTTACTTCTGCTAGTTCCTCTTTGGTAGCGTAACCCATCTCTTCTTTTTCTTCTTCAGCTTCAACTTCTTCTACTTCTTCCTCTACTTCTTCTTCTCCAGCTTCTTTAACTTCAGAAATAATTCCTTCTTCAGCTACTACTAAGATTCTTCCATCTTCAAGTTGATACTCTCCAACAGGCACAGCTACTCTTTCATCTTCAGTAACGATAAATATTTCGTTATCTGCTTCAAATGCATCTGCCTCTAAGACAGTACCATTTTCTAACGTTTGTTGTTCTAACTTAACTTCTTCAGATAAGCCTACAACTTCCTTGATTTTACTAATCATATCATTTGTGTTCATATTAATATATAATGGTTAAAAATTAATTTTGCATTTTCAAATACTTCCTATTCCTTGAGCCCTTAAACTTCCGTCGCAACATTTGGTCTTATAAGTGTTGTCTTTACATAAACATCCTTTTCTACTACTCTTTGGACTTGTCTTGCTTGGTGTTATAAATTCTTTTGATTTGTTCTTCATTTCTCTAACTCTTTTAATTTACTACCAGCCCATCTTAATCCAGCTTTGCCACCCCATAATAAATATGAGATAGTACCACAAGCCTTAGAATCTCCTTCATCATAATACTCCTCAGCTCTTGATAAATAGCTAAACATTCTTTTAATTGTTTCTTTGCTTATTGGTTTCCCTTGTGCTAATTGTTGAGCTCTTACCTTACCCACTTGTGTAGCACATTTATTATCTACCTTTTCATTTAATTCTAAACCTCTTTTAGCATTATTCCTAACCCCACTTGGATAATCTGAATAGCTTTCTAACTCTATATCTTCATTCTTTAGTATAGCAGTTACTTGACTTAATAAGTACTCCGCTTCTTCTTCTTCAATTTTAGATAAATCATCTTTGATAGTTTCTTTAGGTCTTTCCATCTTGTCAGCAAAGTAGCCCTCTATTGAAAACCCTTTTACCTTACCTGTTTTTACAAACTCATTCCAGATTTTATCGTTGTTTACTTTTACAGAACCAACCCAAGAACCTAAAGGTAAATCCATACCATACTTGACTGACTTGTCGTGTACCTTGTCTTCTACTATCCAAGACTCTACTAAACTAAGTCCGTTTATTTCGTATTGGTGTTCTAAGGTTGAGTTGTTTTGTTTGCCTTGCATTAAATACATTTGAGAGGCTTTTAAGACAGTATCTTTTGAGAAGTATATATAATACTCATCTTCTCCGTTTCGTCTGTATATAGGCTTATTTGGGATTAGTAAAGCACCCATTAGTATACGCTTCTCTTTGTCTACCTCAGCAAGTTTAAACTCTTGTGATTTAAGAGCTATAAAATCTTCTTCTATTGCTGGATTCTCTACTACGCTAATAGCTTCAATTCCTATCTCTTGGTCTTCGTCTAAAATCAGTTCTACTATTCGCATATTATTATATAAAGATTTTTAATTTATTTTGTATTTATCCTATCGTTGCTCCTTCAACAATATTGTTTTGTAAACTCTGTGCTGTTGTTACATCGTTAGAGACTACATAAGTTTGTATAGGTTGTTGAGATTGCCCACCTATTGCCTCAGCTAATTGATTAGAATCACTTGCACCTACAATGTTAAAAGCTGGAGGTTGTGGAGCTGATGCACCACCACCGACAGATGCACCTCCACCAGAAGCACTTCCTTTACTTGGATTTGTAGAAGATATTTTTTTAAGCTGCATTGCAGAAAACGCACCAGCTAAACCAGCTTGAATAATTGGATAGGCTGGAAAAATAGCAGTAACAGGAGATTTTTGTGCTGTGGTATATGCGTTTTGCACACCCTCTATACCACTTATTGTTGCTTGTGCTAATGCAACTCCTTTACCTATCTTACTTCCTTCTCCAGCTACTTCAGATATTAGACCTAATGTGTTTTTAGCTATTTCAAATTTAGCATCTTTAACTTTATTCTCTAACTCTATTTTTTCGTTAGCTTCTTTTATTCGTTTTTTACTTGCTGCATCTTCATCAGCTTTTATTTTATCCCTTCTTTCTTTGTCTATTGCATCAAATTCTGCTTGTTTAGCTGCTAACTTTTCATTTAGTGAATCTTTTAATTCTTGAGTAAGTAAGTCAGCATCTTTTGCTTCTTGTAATAGCTTTTCGTTATGTTCTTTTATTTTTTTTAATTCTAAAGCTCTTGCCTCGTCTTCTTTATTAGCTTCTGCATCTCGAATTTTATCTTTTAAAGCTGCAAGTTTTTCATCCTCTTCTTTTTGTTGTGTAACTTTGTCTTCTCCATTTTTTTTTGATGTTTCCTTTTCAGCTAAAAGATAACCATCTCTTTTGTTCCTTAAATTTCTTAATTGCTTTTCTGTTTCTCTTATTGTATCGTCAGCTTTATCAGCAACCTCTTTACTGTCAAAAACTAAACCAGCAATACCACCACTAAAACGACTTTCTAAATTAGTTGCAATGTCTCCAACTCCAGGTAATAAACTAGCAGCGTATGTGATACCATCTACCATTTTTAAAATTAAGCTAATAGGTGCAAATACAAACCTAATTATACCTTGTAATATGTCTTTATTACGTTTAGCTGTTTCTATTTGAGATTTTTTTATTTCTTTCTGGGATAATAATTGAGCTTCAAAGGCTAATATACTCTCATTGGTTTGCTGTATTTTTAAGTCACGAATCTCTTTCTCTGTCTTACCTTGTAGTTTAAGAGAGTTAACGCTTTCATTTGTGTTCTCAAGTAGTCTAGAACTTAAAATAACGTTTTGTTCAGCTACTTCTAAAGATTTCTTTTGTTCTTTTGTAACTCCAGAAACTAAATCTTTTATCTTGTCAAAATTAGATATAACGTATCCTAACGCAATAACAAAAGCACCTATTCCCGTAGCAACCATTGCTTTTTTAAATCCACTAAGACCTTTAGAAGATAATGATATTGCCTCATAAGAATCCTTAAACTGTTGAGCTAAACCACCAGTCAAGTTATTTAAGATTCCCATTGCACCACCATTGGATACAAGGTCATTTGTTAAATCATTAGTACCTTTGCTTAAAGACTTCTGCTGAACCTTTAACTGCTTTACAGATAAGTTCTGGTCTTTTATAGAATCCTTAACGTGGTTTAATTCCTTATTGAGTTCCCTTTGAGCTGCTAAAGAATTTTTAGGAGTATCCCTTAACTGTTGCTCAAGTCTTTGCTGTTCTCTTTGTAACTCTATTGTAATCTGCTCTTGTTCCTCTAATACGCTATTTAAAAGATTAATATCATTTATAGCGTCCTTAGCATTTACATTGATATCTATTGTTTTTTCTATAGCCATTTTATTTCTTGTTTTAGTGCTTTGTATCCCTCTTTTAATGTTGTAGGTAGTTTATGCTTACCTTGTGCTATTCTAATATTCTCAGTCTCTCCGTTTGCGTATTTTAAACCCTCTATTATTAATTTTATCATAATGTTTTTTTTTATGGCACGAAGGTGCAGCTCAAAGATGTTATTACTCCGTTAGACCCTATAACCATATTCATTACAAAACTTGACTCACAATATCTTGTAACGTCGTTATTACTTCCAGCCTGTGTGTAATTTGTTGCATTTGCGAATGTTTTTAAATCTTTGTCATCATACATTATATCGCCAACAATTAAATTACGAACATCTCCAATAAAAGACTTGTAATATAAAGAGCCTAAAGCTCCTTGCCCTTGAACCTGTACGTTGTCAATACTGTTAGAGTAAACTGTTAAATCGTTTAATAATTCTATATCGCTTTTTCCCGTCTTTAGGTTAGTGTTAATTGAGTTTATTTTATATCTACGTCCATTAATATCAAATCTGTCTGCTAGGTTGTAGTTTAATAATATCTTTAAAGGCAAATACGCAGTAACTTTAGTTAGTCTGTTTTTACTGTTAAATATGCTTGTTATATAGTTTGAGTAATACTTTTGAAATAAGGTTCGTGAGAAATCTCCATCGGCATCATACTCGTTAACTTCATTGTTAAAGTTTATATTGTCTCTGCTAGTTTCATCGTCTAACGCTAAAGAATTACTAGGCACTATATATGATGTTATAGGGGAGTGCGTTGTGAGTCCGTCTCTAAATGATATTTGAGTAGCATTAGTTTGTCTTATAGGATAAAACAAAAATGGCTGTCCTATATAAGACTCTTGATTGTCGTCAACACAATAACCCCATTGGACATCTGTATTACTTGAATCGTCTAAATCTAAAAGCCTCTCGAATTTAAAATGTGCAAAAGGTAATTCAACTTTATATATACCTCCGTCTAGATTTTCGTTACCATTATACTCCTCTTTTGCCCACTCATAATTAAATAACTGATTGTGTACAGCTGCCAAGAACGTATTAGTATCTTTATAACCAAAAACTATTTCTTTATATGGCAATGCTACGTTTACGTTACTAGTGTTAACATCTAAATAACTGCTTATATCATAGTTAGTCCCCTCAATATAAAAGTCGTCTAACGTTTGTACTACAATAGTACCAGTATTGTCTACATAAGCTACTAAATTAAACATCTTAAAAAGACCAGATAGAAAATCTATAATTTTAATTTCTGGTATTTGTTGAGTAATCTCAAACTGTATTTGTGCATTTACCGTAAAGTCTCCTTGGTCTGATGTTTGAAAAGTATTAGTTTGTCCCCCGCCCCCTTGCTCAGTAGCTGTTATTTGCCATCTTATATTGGTAAAAGTTATTTGTTCTGAATGCTCTATAATTACCGTATAATCTGAGTTGTTTACATACGCTTGTCCAGGAAGTGATATAAATTTATTTGCAGTTGTTACGTCTGTACTATAAGTATGAACACCGTTTCTTAAAATAGTAAGTGAATAAGGAATAGAGTTAGACCTAAGTAACGATAATGTTATATTGTCTAAGTCATAGTCAGAAGGTACATCTGGTCTAAAAGTAGAAGTGTTAACCATACTTGCAAGGTCTCTGACTTCAGAAACCCAGCCATTTACTGTTGTAAAAAAAGTAGGTAGTTGTGCACCAAAACCTACGTCTCCCTTTTTCCTGTGCAGCCACATAAAGAGGTTGTTGTATGGCAAATTAGTTGACGTAAAAAAGTCATTTGAAAATGATATATTTGAGTAGTGGCTTTCTATAGCTTCTACTATTTTCCGTATTCTTAAAGCGTATTTTAATTGAGACCATAATACTCCGTGCTGATGTCCACTTTGATACCATAAGTTCCCGTCATCTCCAGAGTTACTAGACGTTTCAAAATACAGTCTATCTGTGTGCGTAATTAAAGGCACTATAACATCATTAGTGGTTGGGTCTCTTTGTAAAGCTGATTTAACTTCTGTTGTCGAATATATTTCATTAAGGCTATCTAAGTCAGTTAATACGTTTAACTTGTCTTCTCCTATAATGTCTTTTAAGTCTACTGTATTACCAAAGAAAGTTATGTTGTAAGAGTAAGCTATATTTTCTTTTAGCTTAACACCCTCTAGTTTTATTTTACCTTTTTCAAAAGGATAGGTATTTAACTCTATCGTAGCGTTTTTCTTTATTCTAGCATCAAAGCCTTCGTCTATATCAAAATTATAGTAGTGCTTGAATATCTTATTATTTGTTTTGCTAGCTGGCACATTAAAGGTTTGTGTAAACGAAGTAAATATCTTAGCAACGTCTTTAGCATTCTTTATTGTCTGTGTTAACGAAACTGACTCGTCTTGAAACAAATCTATCCTTTGTCCTTCTATATATAGTTCTATATTTTGCACCTATCTAATATTGTTTATTTTATTATTAGCTATATCAAACTCTATAGTATAATCTACTAGCTTGTCATTTAACGATGTTTTATGTGTGAATGATTTTGTCTTTACGACTAAAGGTCTAACCAATACCTCTGTATCTGTTGTGAAAGTACCCCATACTTGCTCACTTAAAAGTAGCTGCTCTATGACTTGGTTATAGTCTTCTGGCATATATCCAGTATTCATTGTTATACTGTCATTACCTTGTACCATAAATTGTGTCTGCTGATGGTGGTATGTTTTATAATCAAGTTTGGTTAAGTCAAATACAGAAGACTTAAATTCCTCTCCTTTAACATTTGTTTTTTCTATTGACTTTTTAAAGAACATTATATCTTGTAAAGCTCCAAACTTATTTATGAAAGTAACTTTGATAGGGTCGTATTTACATTCTTCAACGTTTTTAACATCTATAATTTTTACTTTATTTACACCATTATCGGTGTAGCTAATATGTATGCTATCACAATCCATAAGCGTAAACTCTTCCTCAAATCCCTGTAAACAAACATTGTCCTCAAATAAGCCACCAGCTAAAATAACCCTACCTTGAAATGAATCAGCATAAGAATAGCCATTAGTAGCATAGTCTATTTGCTCTGCACTATTATCGTTTTGTGATAAAGAAAAAGATTTAACAATCTCCCCATTTAAAACAAAAGCTACCGAATAAACAATAGAAGTGTTTACTGGTATAACAACAGGAGAATCATCTAATTTTAAAATAGTATTGTTGCTTATAAATACTGGGCTAGTTATTATAGGGTTAGCACCCTCCTCGAAATATCCATAGCCATCAAAACCACAAAAACCATTTGCAATATCTGGCTCTATTACAGTGCCACCAGTACCTCCTACTGCGGTAGCTATTACATTTACCCAAACATTTTGTCCTGTATATTGTCCATCAAACTCTATCTCTAAATAATCTCTTATCAATTCGCTAAGTTCAAAAACAACAAAGTCATTAGTGCCTATCGGTTCTTTAGTTATTTGATACCTCTTTGTGCTGTCTGGCACATTAGCGTTAGATACAAAAGTTCCAGTATAAACGTGCAAGTCTAGCCTAACAAATGTTAATCCTGTTTGTTTGACCTTTACATAAAAAGGGCTTCGTAAGTTTATTTGAGTTTGCATTTTATTTCTTATTTATGTTTACTTGTATCTGTTTTTCTAATCCTACTGAGTATGCTTCTAATAATTCATCTGGTAAGCGTTTAAATGCTGCTTCAAATGGCTTTGTAAAAAACATACTTGGTCTTATTCCTTTCTTATATATTGATTTAGCAATAGCAAACTTAATCCCTTCTCTTGATGCAAACTTCCCACCTTTACCTCTTGGTGCTATTCCTTTCCTTACTACCCATTTATCAAAAGCCTTTGGTGGAGGCATCTTTGTTGTATATGAGTAAGGTGTACTGTATTTCTTTTCTTTACCACTTACCCCTCTATCTTGGAACTTACCATAATCAGCCATTTCAAAGCCTAATGACGTTGTTCCAGAGTTTTCTGCTATATCATACCCTAAAGAATCATAAAGCTCCTTAGAAGCGTTCTTTTTACTTTTAGATAAATTACTTCTACTCTGCTGAATAACATACTTAGCAAACTTATTAAGCTCATCCCTTAAGTATTGTTCTGCTAACATATAGTTATGTCGTTGTGTATTGCTATGTCCATAGTAGCAGCAAACCCAGCTAAACGATTGTCAAACCTTTCATAGAAAGGCTCTAACGTTGCATCTCCTTCTAATTGGAACTTATCACTATAAAGTGTACCTCTACGCAATACCATTACTAATTTGTTTAATACTGCTAACTGTGTGTTAAGCACATCTTGCTCATTGTTATTACCTCTGAATATATCTTCTGTTTTCTCTTTGCTCTCATCTACTATATCCATTGCCATTACAGTAATGTTAAATAATAATACTTGCTCTTGTGTTGTAACAGAGTTTATAATTATATGGCTTAAAGGAAAGATACTTTGTTTAGATAAGTCAATGTCGAATATATCCCCAGTTGTTACTGTGTTTACGTTTACATCACTTAGTAACTGTGTCTTTATAGTTTCTGTTAGTTGGTAAAATCCTCTTATCCCTGTATTGCTCATATTACTTAAATTTACTTTTTATCTGTGCTGCTTCTATTTGGTTTTTTTCTTTTGTGTATTCTAAGAATGTTAAACACTCGTGTACATTTAATTTAGTGATATATTCAAATTTTGTAATATCTCCGTCAGCGATTGCATAGAGTGAATTGAACCATCCATACTTGGATGTGAAATTAGATACTGTGCTAAATCCTTCTCGTTCTTCTTGTCCAAAGAGTTCATCATAGCTACCGACAAGTCTTTCCCTAAACGATAAAAAAAAACAATAGCTCCAAGCACTACATCTAAAGGAAAGTCTTTAGCCACTTCACTTGTGTCAGAATCATAATCTTTAATAGTATATCTATCTCCTCTTTTAAACTCTATAGGTCTGAACAAAACATTTGCAGCTCTATGTAAGTTATCATTATCCCCTATGAATGTGTCTAAGTCTACATACTCCCCAAAGGTCATATCATCCAGCTCTGGTATAAAACCATAGTCAACCCCATTTAGTTTAAACCTATTTACAAGCTGGTGTTCTGTATCAAACATATTATTTAAGATATTACATATCTCTGTTATGTCTGTAGCTTTCATATTTCTAACCACTAAATCCGATACATTACAGAATATCTCAATCATCTTTAACTGAACATCTACAGGCTTTATTTCTGTATCATTATCTAACTTTGAGAACTCTTGATATTGACCAAGTGTTATCTCGTTTAGGCTTGTAGGTATTTTAAGATTTACTTTCATATTCTTTTACTTATTAATATATAAACGTTTTTAATTTATTTTAGGGACTAAGATACAATATACTTACCTCTGTTTGGGTTTTGTAGTTGGTAGCCTACTGCGTACCTTATAGCATCTATTAAGTGATTCCATTTATCTACTGGTGTATTAGACTTTCTTTCAAGCCAACTGTAGTTGTTTAGCTCTTTGATAAGGTTGGTGCTTTCTGGTGTTACTACTAAGTCATAGTCTTGTAAAAGGCTTATTCCGTATGTTACACTTCCTTGTCCTTTAATGCTTGGTTTTACATTGCACCCCTTTGCTTTTATCTCGCTTAGTAGTCTTGGCTCTGCACTATCCCCTATTATCAAACCATCCTTAGCGTGTTTAATATTTAAGTCTGCTATGTGTGTAGTAGTTAGTCTTTGTAAGTAGAAACATTCTTTTAGGTAGATGGTCTTAGTGCTACTATTTATGTTAACCTCAACCAATGTAGAAGGGTCTGCTGCAAATCCATAATCTTGACCCCATACACTTACGCTTGTTCTTTTAAACTCTCCTATTGTCCAATTATCAAATATAACACCCTCAGCTTTATTAAGCCAAGCACCTAACATTTGTTGTTTGTATTTCTCTGGTCTACGTTCACGCATTTGAGCTATCTGCTCTATGTAGCTTTTAGATAGGTTGTCTATGTTGTCTATGTATGTGGTATGTATATAGGTAGTATTGTCTTTTGTTATATTGCTACCCTCTTGCACTCCTTTAGATTCAAAGAACCTTGTGTAAATGAAATGCTCTTTGGTTGTAGGGTTTAGTATTAGGATAACTCTGTTCTTGTTTCCTTTCTGTCTAACCGATAAGTCTATAGTATCAAACTTCTGCTCGTCTGTTAGTTCCTCTGCTTCATCTACTACCCAAGTAGTAATACCTTGTAAAGATTTAAGGTTTGCAGTCTGGTCTCCACTTGATGTCTTTATACCTCTAAAGATTATCTTGCTTCCAGTCTTTTTGTTTAGTATCTCATCCTTTGTTATGTGGAAGTGTTCCATAGAACCAAACTGCTCAAGCTTGTCTATAAACTCTGGTATGATAGATATGTATGCTGAGGTTAGTGTGTATCTTGTAAATAGGATAGTATGCCCAGCTTCATAAGTAAGCATAACTAAAAGGGCGTTTACT